TTTAATAATACCACAAAGCCGAAACCGCCGCAAGGCGGTCAGCAGGAAATGACCTCCCTGCTCTGACGATGGCAGGTCAAAAGGATGTGATTTATTGATTTATCTTACAGTCAAAGAAGTTGCTGAAATAAGAGGTTGTTCTGAAAGGTATATTAAAATGCTTGTATCAAGCGGTGATTTACGCTGTTATGAAACTGTAAATAATAATAACCGCAAGAAGTATTTAATACCGCTTGAAGAACTATCAACACCCGAGCAACTTAAATATTATAAAAACAATAACATAGAAATCCCTGAGAAGCTGCTTGCCGGGCGAAAGTCGAAAGCTGTGCATCAACACAAGGAATTTGATGAATTTTCGGCTGAACAGCGAGAAGAAATTGCAAGCTGGATACGAATTATCAAGTCGTGGGATGAATATTGTGCAACATCAAAGTTGAGCAAAGTGAATGCTACCGAAAAATTTGTCCAGCTGCAACAGGTTGCAAACCCTGAAATCAACATTTCAAAAAGCATTTTATATAGAAAGAAAAAGGCTTTAAAAGAAGATGACCTTGCAGGGTTGATTGACAACCGAGGAAGTTGGAAAAAGGGTACATCAACTATACCCGATGTAGCGTGGGACTGCTTTATGAGCTTTTATCTTGATGAGGCTCAACACCCGATTAAGGCTTGTTATGAGTACACTAATATGTGGATTAAACAAGCTGCTCCTCAGCTCTTACCGCTGCCGGCTTATTCGGCATTTTATCGTAAAGTACAGAATGATATACCAAAGCCACTTGAAGTTATGGGGCGTGAAGGTATGAAAGCCTTTCGTGACCGCTGTGCTCCGTATATTAAGCGTACATACGAGGAAATGGCAAGTAACGAGTGGTGGATTGCAGATAACCACACTTTTGATGTGCAGACTAAAGGAGCGGACGGAAGTGTTCACAGACTTTACCTTACAGCGTTTTTTGACGCTCGTTCGGGTATCTTTACAGGTTGCTATGTAACATCTGCTCCTTCGTCACAGGCTACACTTATCGCACTGCGTAAGGGCATTATGAAATACGGAATACCCGAAAATATATATGTAGATAACGGTAGAGAATTCTTGACATTTGATGTATGCGGACTTGGACACAGAACTAAGAAAAGCCAAAAGGGCAAGTTTACACCGCCACCTATATTTGAGCGTCTTGGAATAAAAATGACAAATGCTCTTGTACGAAACGCAAAGGCTAAAATCATTGAACGCAGATTCAGAGATGTCAAGGATGGATTTTCAAGACTTTTTCCTACATATACAGGCGGAAATGTTTGCGAAAAGCCTGAAAGGCTTAAGCATATTCTCAAGGATGGCGATAAAATTCCAACCGATGAAGAATTCACAAAAGCTGTTGAGGAAATTCTTACATACTATATGAACGAAAAGCCTTACAGCGGAGCAGTAAGCTCGGACAGTGGTAAAACCCGAATGCAGGTTTACAGAGAAAACCTCAAAGAAAAGCGAGTTGCCTCGGAGCTTGACCTTAACCTTATGCTTATGCGTAGCACAAGAAGTCAGAAAGTCGGCAGGCGTGGCGTACATCTTACTATTGCAGGAGAAAAGATTGATTACTACAACGATGAGCTTATACTCAATTACTTTGGCAAGGAAATGTATTGCAGATATGACCCTGAGGATATTTCAACAGTTAGAGTGTATGACCTAAATGATAACTACATAATGACTGTATCTGTTGATAATGAGGCGGTACTTACTTACGGTTCATCTAAAGACGCAGTAGGACAAGCTTTACGCAAAGTCAGAAGTCTTGAAAAGCTCACAAAGCAGGAGCTTAAAGCAAGTCAGATTACCGCCCTCGGCAAGAAAACGGCTCTTGAAATTGTGCTTGCCGCTGCCGAAGAAAACAAGGCAAAAGCAGAGGAAATAAATCCTAAAGTTATTTCAGTACATCGTGCCGATGAAACGGCAGAACAGTTGCCTGTGGCAGTCGGTCAGAATAATATAGTAAAAATTGATAAAGCAAAAATGATCAGGAATCTTGAAGAAAGACAGAGGGAGGAATAAATATGTCAATCAATCCTGAATTACAGCAAAAGCTGAGAGATTACATTAAAAATGCTTGCAACGGTTCACAAAATCAGGCAGCTAAAGCTCTTGGTTGGTCAGCTGCATACATTTCAACCTATCTTAAAGGCGATTTTAAAGGCGATTTAGCAAAGTTTGAATCGTCATTGTCAGAGGCTTTTGCAAACAAAAACGCAGCGGAAAACCTCAAGAGTGCAGTTGTTACAGGTACATATAAGCCAACCGGCATAAGCGAGGGTGTGTATGAAACAATCCGCTTGTGTCACCTCAAGGGCGGTCTTGCTATTGAGTGCGGAGATGCAGGAATCGGAAAGACTATGGCTTGTAAGAAGTATGCAGAGGATTTTCCGTCAAGTGCAATTTATGTAACCGTTAATCCTTGTCTGGTTACTCTTAACGCATTTTTAAAGCTGATGTGCCGTACTCAGAAGATTACGGCAAGCGGTCGCAAGGATGAAATGTGGATGAGGCTGTCAGACAGCTTTGCAGGAGAACGCAAGGTGATTATCATTGATGAAGCTCAGCACCTTCCTATAAAGACTATTGAGGCAATCAGAGCTTTCTTCGACAGCAACCCAACACTCGGTATTTGCCTTGTCGGCAACATTGAAACCGTAACCAATACAGGCAGAAGTAAAGAGGCATTTGCTCAGATTAGAAACAGAACAAAACTTACTGAAATCAGACACACAACATCAATTACTGCAAATGATATAGCGTTGCTTTTCCCACCTGTTGCAGATGACGAAAAAGCAAAAGGTTTACTGCTCGGAATATCTCGCTCAGAGCAGGGTATTCGAGGAGCAAGTAATGTATTTTCAAATGCAGTTGACAACGGCAATATTACATATGACGGTTTACTTGCAATGGCTAAAGCCATGAAAATTAATGTTTACGGAGGAATTTAAAATGAGTTTAAAGAGAATTATGTTGTATGTTTTAACAGGATTTTGTATGGGAGCAATTACCCTTGCAATGCTCGAAAAGATGGGATTTCGCATAGCTTCATATGGCGTTGAAATGCTGTTTATCCCCTGTGTAGTGCTTTGTATCTGCTTCGGTTGGGCGTTAAAAACAGATGTAATAAGAATATTCAGGAGGAATAAGAATGTTAATTCACGCAGAAAATGAAAAGCAAAAGGAAGTTACCGCAGTACATATTTGTAAGGGCAGCATTTGCGGAAACTGTCTGAATTACAGCAAAAGTATCCTTAACAGTCAAAAAGGTTATTGCATATCTTCAAACTTTGCTGTTGAAAGGTGCGACTATTGCAGCTTGTTTAAGGAGGATACAAGGAAATGACTAATGAAGATTGGAAAAAGGTTGATAATGCATTGAAGTCGGTGTTTTCACCGGGAGCTAAGCTGCTTATTGACGGATACGAAGTAACGCTTACATTATGCCAAAAATCACAGTTTAAAAACGCTATTGCAATATGGATTAACGGATGTTTTAAAGGCAAATGGCTTGCAGAAGATTGTGAGGAACGCAGGCGTTTCCTCTGCTGTAAGAAGAGAACACTTGTTAAAGAAGCAGATTATAAGGCTTATGGCATACGCAGTAAGAAAGCTAAAAAAGAATTAGCAGACAGATATGCCTACGAGGAGTGGTTCTCATATTGGACTAATTTCAACAAGATGAAAAAGCACTTTATCGACAACAATAAAAGCATTGAAATTTTGGAGGTTTTATAATGGATATTACTTTTGATGAAAAGTATTGGAATCAGGGATAATTTCCCTGTTCCTTAATGCAGCTCCTTAGGAACGGTCACAAGCCCGTGAGAATGCAGAGTGAGGAACACACAATTCAAAAATAAATTTTAAGGAGGTAAACACATATGGAGACATCAAAAAAGATATGTAAAAACGGCTCAATTACTTTGCCAAAGCAGATAAGAGCCGAGGCAGGATTGTTCCCCGGCAACGCTGTTAATATTAGCACCTCGGCTGACGGAACGGTAACAATTAAGCCGTCAGCTCCCTGCTGTCGCTTTTGCGGTTCGGTTGAGAATGTAATCGTTGCTGACAATGTTGTTATTTGCCGCAAATGTGCTGAAAAAATTATTGAAAAGGTTGGTGCTACAAATGACTGATTTAAGAAAACAGATTGATGAGCTTGCGGCAATTAAGGTTGATATGGGAAAGCTCAAGGAGCGTAAGGATAAGCTTGAGGCTGAAATTATAAAGCAGTGCACCGCTGACCTTGAGAATACGAAGTATAAGAGTATTCGATATGAGGGTGATGTTTTTGACCTGACAGCCGTTACAGCTGAAAGTCTTAAGGTTACATACGATTCTTTCTTACCAATAATTTTTGGTAAAGCATACGAGGACGCAGTAACAGAAAAGACAGACTATTCTTTATCAGCTCCGGCAAAGCGAATGCTGATAGGTCTTTGGACAGGAAATTATGTTAAATGCACTGTAAAAGAAGTCATTGAGCAGATGAACGGCGTGTCTGATGAAGAGCGTAAGCAGCTCCTTAAGAAGTGCAAGGGCATTAATTATGACAAGGATGTCAGCAATATCTTAAAGTTTACCTCCTTGTCGGAGGAAGATGCAAAGGAATATGCTTATCTCATTTCTGATGCTGCCGTCTGGCAGGATTTTAAAAATCTTCTCACTATTAACGGCATTGATGATGAAGAACATATTAACGATATTCTTCTTAAAATTCAAAGTGCATTTGTGGTTGAGGAAAGCACAAAAATCTCTTTAAGCTGAGGTGAATTAATTGTTAAAACCACAGCAAACTCAAAGAATTTATGCTATGGGCGCAAGGCTTGGACTTGTTGAAAGCGGTAATAAAAATGACCTGCTACACGAACTTGTGTATAGCATAGCACAGAAAAATAGTGTACGAGAGCTTGATGAACAGGAATACAGAAAAGTCGTTGCAGACCTTGCAAACAAACTTAAAATAGCTAATCTTACAGAGCCAAAGACGGTGCATCCTTTCAAAGCACAAAAGCGTGAGGAAAAGGGTATCGGCAAAATGTCAGACGGTCAGATCAGGAAAGTATGGCAGCTGATGTATAGTCTGGAAAAGCTTGACATAAAGCCGTCGAGAGCAAGGCTCGGCGACCGCTTATGCGGAATTATAAAAAAGGAACTGCACATAGACGCTATACCGAAAGACCCTTTCTCCTGGCTTACATATCAACAGGGAGTTAAACTGATTGAAATACTAAAAAAATACATTGCAAATGCTCAAAGGAGGAAGGACGGTGGAAATACATCTTGATGATCTCATAGGCACACAGCGTGATATAGCTGAGGTAATAGGTATTGAAAACTATATTAAGCTGTGCAAATCTTTTGGCGGCGATACTGTGTATATTCAAAAATATACGGAATTACAAAAGGTTGAACGCAATGCTGAAATAAAAGCAAAATATAACGGTTACAACAGCAGTCAGCTTGCGAAAGAGTATGATTTATCAGAGCGATATGTCAGACTGATATGTTCAGGCGGACAGCTTGACGGTCAGCTTAGTATCTTTGACGATTAGGAAATAAATTAAGGATATTTTTCCTCTACGAAATATCCGAATTATAAGGTATTATTGAGTTAGAAACTTGATAATACCTTATTTTTTATGGAGTTGAAAATATGAATTTTACGGCAGACACTTGGTGGTTGTTCGGTCTTATTGTCACAGGAGCGATAGCAATTATCGGCTTTTTTCTTAAGCGTACTATTAATGAGGCTGACAGGCACGATAAGGAAATTAAAGAGATACAACTGTCTTATGTTACGAAAGATGAGCTGAAAGATGTTAAAAATGATTTAAATAAATCTATCGGTAAGTTGCAGACTGATGTTGAGCAGATAAAAGAAAGTTGCCTGACTAAGCCTGACTTTTACCGTTCGCAGATGCAGACCGATAAAAAGATTGATAAAATCTACGATTTACTGATAAAACAGCAGATGGAGGGTAGCGGCAATGATACCAGATAAGGATGAGGCTATTAAGAGGATAAGAGCAACTCGTTTTATAAAAAATAATGGTGTAGTTATCAGAACAATTAATCTGCTCCGTTATAAATACGAGAAGCTTTCAGAGGTCAGATATGCTCTTGATGATATTGAGGATGCAGATTATCTCGACAGTATCAACTACCTATCAGAAAGCGGCTATATTTCTTTAAGGCATATCAAAACCAAACAACCTGCTGAGATTGCGGATGTTGATTACAACGAGCTGGAAGCTAAGCTTACAGCAAAAGGTATTAAGCTGCTTGCAGGAAATATTTTTGATGATTTAGTTGAGGTGTAGCTATGAGCAGAACTAACCGCAGAGCCTGCGGAAAGATAGACAAGCTCCCTGCCGACCTCAAGGACACCGTAGATCAGATGCTTGTAAGCGGTCAGACCTACCGTGAAATTGTAGCGTATCTGTCCGAGAACGGCGAACAGCTCTCTCAGGCGGCGGTAAGCCGTTACGCATCACGCTTTCTTGCCAACGCTCAACAGCTCAGAATAGCACAGGAAAATTTCAGAATGATACTCACAGAAACAGAGCGTTATCCCGAACTTGACCCTGCCGAGGCTATTTTACGAATGGCATCTCAAAAAGTTTTTGACGCTATTGCAAAGCTTGACGAAGGGCAATTTGATGATGTGTCGGCTGACGACCTGCTAAGACAGGCTACGGCACTTGCAAGAGCAGTTGCTTACAAACGCAAAACAGACATTGATGTCAAGTCAGACAAGCAGATTGCACTTGAGGAAAATCAGAGCTTGCTTTATGAAACTATCAAGAAAAGTAACCCACGCTTGTACAATGAGCTTATGGAAGAGATTACGAAGCTTAAAAAACAAGCTAAGGAGGCTTAGTATGGAAAAATACGAATGGTATGTACTACATGTCAGAACAGACAGTGAACTTGACATTGCTAAAGCATTAGAAAGCCGAGGCTTTTCAACGGCTGTACCTATTGAAAATCGTATTATTCGCAAGAGCGGAAAATGGATTAAGAAAGCATACATTGTTTTTGCAGGTTATGTTTTTGTGTTTATGCGATACAGCTGGGCAAAATACTACGCTATGAATAACATAAGCGGAATAATTAAAATTCTTGGCGGAGGTCAGAATCCGATTCCGTTAAGCGAGAGTGAATCAGAGTTTGTTCTCAAGTTATCGGATTTGCTATCTGAACCGTCAGTTTTAAAATTTAATGACGACAGTTATAAAGTTGTCAGCGGATTTTTAACAGATTATGCAGATAAAATTGTAAAAATTGAACGCAGATACAAGAAAGCAACAGTCAAGGTTACTGTTGCCGGAGAAGAAAAAGAAATAAAAGTATCTTTTATAGAAGATACAGAACAAATGCCGGAGCAGACAGCGGATTGATTCGTCTTCGCTTGATGAATGGTTGTTATACACTTAGCACCGATAACATCAAAGTTAGCGGATGGCGAAGCTTGCATAAAACGGTATTTAAACTTATTTTAAGCACCCTTTAATGGGTGTTTTTATTTTGGAGGTGAGTGCGAATGGATAAGCTGTCAAAACTTGAACAATTACTTAAAGATACAAATACAAAGCAGGAATTTAATATTGTGGAGGACTTAAAGGCTTTGGCTCTCTCCTACGGAGTTGTCAAGTCAAAGGATTTTCGCAAAAAGCTCAACGCCCTGATTGAAAAATACGAAAATGACGAATTAACGGCTATCCGTGAAGCACTGATAAAGAAATGCCAAAGCGGTGACACCCAGGCTATCAAGCTGTATGCCGAATACTTCAAGCCTGAAACTGTTGTCAGTGTTGACGACGGATTGATTGAAGCGCTTGCAGGCGCAGGCAAGGAGGCTTTTGCTGATGAAATTTAAACCATTTTCAAAGAAACAGCTTAAAGTTCTCTCATGGTGGAAGGTTGACGGAATTAAGGATAAATACGATGCAATCATAGCAGATGGCTCTGTCCGCTCCGGTAAGACGGTCAGTATGAGCATATCCTTTCTGATATGGGCAATGGATACCTTCTCTGACTGCAACTTTGCAATCTGCGGTAAGACCGTAGGCTCTTGCCGCAGAAATGTTATTAAGCCGCTTATCAATATGCTAAAGCACAGATATGACATCAAGGACAAACGCTCGGAAAACTCACTGACAGTCAGTAAAAACGGAAAGACAAACACTTTTTACATTTTCGGCGGTAAGGACGAAAGCTCGCAGGACTTGATTCAGGGTGTTACGCTTGCAGGCGTACTCTTTGATGAGGTTGCTCTGATGCCACGCTCATTCGTTGAGCAGGCTCTCGCCCGTTGCTCGGTTGAGGGCGCAAGGTTCTGGTTCAACTGCAACCCCGATAATCCTAATCATTGGTTTTATCAAGAATGGGTTTTAAAGGCTGAAAATAAGCACGCTTTACGACTTAAATTTTTAATGGATGATAATTTGAGCTTATCCGAAAAGGTTAAGCAGCGGTATTATAGCCTTTATCAAGGTACTTTCTTCCGCCGTTTTATCTTGGGCGAATGGGTAATTGCAGAGGGACTTGTTTATCAGGACTTCAACGACCATATATCCGAAAGGCTGTGGAACGGCAACCCCGATAAGCTTGTCGGTCGGTGGTACATCTCAATGGACTACGGTACTATTAACCCTTGCTCAATGGGGCTGTGGTGCGTTACAGATAAAGAAGCTATCAGGGTTGACGAATACTATTATAACAGCCGAAAAGAGGGTTACCAACGCACAGATGAAGAGCATTATGCAGAGCTTGAAAAGCTCGCAGGCGACAGATACATTGAATATGTAATCATTGACCCATCAGCTGCATCATTTAAGGCAACGATTAAAAAGCACGGTAAATTTTTTGTGAAATCAGCAAAAAATGATGTGCTCAACGGTATCAGAACAACAAGTCAGATGCTTAATGACGGTCGCATTAAAATCGGAGTTAAGTGTAAGGCATCACAAGAAGAGTTTGGTATGTATCGTTGGGACGATAAAGCCGAAGAAGATAAGGTCATTAAGGAAAACGACCACGCAATGGACGATATAAGATATTTTGCGTACACGATTCTACGCAAGACTTTTAAATATAACGATTAGGGGGTGAGAATTTGAAAAGGCGTGCTAAATATGTATTTTTAAGTTGGCTAAGGACACTCGTGAATAAGTTATCTCCGGACGATATAGTAAGTTATCATTATGATGATATGGAAGACGCCATGGAAGATTGGCTTGAAATTTATGCTGATGAACCACGGTGGAGTAATGCCTGTCACGGCAAAACGCTCAATCTCGGAGCTACGATAGCATCAGAATTTGCAAGACTTATTATGATTGAGTTTGAAAGTAAGATAACAGGTTCAAAGCGAGCAGACTATTTGCAGGAACAGTACGAAAAACTGACTAAACAGCTTAGAGTAAGACTTGAGGCAGGCTGTACTGTTGGCGGCATAATGCTTAAGCCATATGTTCGCAATGGTGTTATACTCCCCGATTGCAACACACAGGACAAGTTTATCCCTCTTAGTTACAGCAATGGTATAATTACCGCTGCTGCATTTTTTAATCAGGAAGTCAAAGGGAAAAATTACTACACTCGAATTGAAAAGCAGACTTACAGTTACGAAAACAAATCACACACGATTGAAAGTCACTTTTTTGTTTCTTCCAACCCTGACAACATTGGCTCTGAAATAAAGCCTGAAAATCTTGACAGCAAAATGTGGGCAGGAATTGATCCGTACATTGTCATAAATGATGTTGACCGTCCTCTTTTTGCGTTTTGGAAAGTACCGTTTGCAAACCACATTGAAAGCGACAGTCCTCTCGGAGTGTCGGTTTACAGCCGAGCAATTAAATTACTCAACGAGGCAGATTTACAATGGGACAGATATTTGTGGGAATTTGAAGGCGGTGAGCTTGCTGTTGATGCAGGCGAAGAAGTTTTGCGACAGCGACCGGGTGAAAAATCACTTGAAACAGCATCTACTCGTGACAGGCTTTTTAGAAAAATCAACATTGACTCTGACTCAAACAGTGATAAGTCGTTTTATGAAGTTTTTAATCCAAATTTGCGTGATGAAAACTACGCAAGAGGTCTTAATGAAATTTTAAGACGAATTGAATGGAACTGCTCCCTTGCCTATGGCACACTCTCTAATCCGCAGGATGTAGATAAAACAGCGGAAGAAATTAAGGCGTCTAAACAGCGCAGTTATACTGCTGTTTCCGATATGCAGTCCTCTCTTGAGGCTGTACTTGAAGACTACATATATGCTTGCAACGCTATGGCAGATGCTTGTAATCTTGCTCCGTCAGGTGAGTACGAAGTCAGCTTTAATTGGGGTGACGGTGTGCTTGAGGACAAAGACAAGGAGCAGGCTATACAGCTTAATGAGGTAAACAGCAGTATCCGCAAAAAGACCGACTACCTCAAATGGCGTTACGGAGTTGACGATAAGCAGGCGGCGGAGATGTTGCCCGACAGCGGAGTGCAGAGCTTTTTTAACGAGGGTGGTGCTTAATGCTTACACCTGAACAGCTTGCACATTGTGCAGATGATATTGTAGAGCTTTACAGTCAACTTGAAGAGGCTATCGTCCGAGATGTTGCCCGAAGAATTGTTAAAACAGGAACAATGACTGATACAGCAATATGGCAAACACAGCATATGCATGAGCTTGGCACTCTCAATGCTGATATTTTAAGCAGTATATCAAAGTATAGCGGTAAATGCGAATCAGAGCTTAAAAAGCTGTTTGAAGATGCAGCCATTACTGCAACAGAGTATGATAATGAGATTTACCGTAAAAACGGTCTTACCCCTAAGTCAATCAAGGTGTCTGATACTCAACTGCAGATATTAGAAGCAGGATTTAAAAAAACACAGGGTAATTTGAGCAATCTCACTCTGACTACTGCGGTATCATCACAAACAAACTTTATCAATGCTTGCAGTTTGGCGGAGCTTAAAGCAACAAGCGGTGCATTTTCTCCGCAACAGGCTATTGTTGATGCTATAAAGCAAGTAGCAATAAACGGAGCGGAAGTTGTGTATCAGTCAGGTCACAAGGATAAGATGGATGTAGCGGTTCGCAGAAATGTAATGACAGGTATAGGTCAGACAACAGGGCAAATTTGTCTTGCAAATGCACAGGAGCTTGGCTGCGACCTTATGGAGATAACCGCTCACGCAGGAGCAAGACCGAGTCATTCATATTGGCAAGGTCAGGTTGTAAGTTTGAGCGGCAGAAAGGGTTACCTTTCCCTTTCTGACATCGGCTACGGCTCAGGCGACGGCTTTAAGGGGTGGAACTGCAGGCACGATTGGTATCCGTACTTTGGCGGTACACGAATGTATGACGAAGAAAAGCTAAAGCAGATGGACGCTAAAAATATTGAGTATCCTGACGGCTCTATGCACACGCTTTATGAGGCGGAGCAAAAGCAACGAGCTTATGAGAGAAAAATCAGGGAGTCAAAACGCATACTTGCCGCTTACGATGAAAGCATTAAAAATGCCGATGACGAAGCAATAAAAAAGGCTTATCAGAATATTTTTAATAAAGAATCCGTAAAGCTGAAAAATCGTGAAGCTGAGCTTAACAATTTCTGTGACAAAACAGGTTTGCTCAAGCGTAATGACAGGGTACAAAAGTATGGTTTTGGCAGGAGTACGGCTCAAAAAGCAGTTTCATCAGCTAACAAGCATTATAAAACTTGGAGTAAAGAGCATAACATAAATAACATAAAAACACTTGCAGAATATTACAATGTGAAGTATAATGATACTGAAAGATATGCACTTTTGAAAAATTATGTTAGTTCTATTGATAAAGGTATGTTATCACCATTAACTGGTTTTGATAAATATGAAGAGTATTATGACAAAGTACAAAATGAACTTATAGGATTAACTACTGCATCAGGTATAAAAATCAAATCACAAAGTAAGCATTTTCTTGAGCGTGTTTTTGGTACTAAAAATGACCCTACACATAACGATAAACCAAGAAGTGGAGTACCTTTATCTGATATTGAAGATGCTTTGATAAACGGAAAAACAAAATCCACGCATAATGGAGATAGTATTTTGCATTATACTGATAAGTGTGGTGTAACGGTCAATCCATATACAGGTAATTTAATACAAGTGAATTTGAAATAGGTGGTATTATGACTTTCTTATTACAAAAAAATGATTTTAATTTTCTTAAAGATAAGATTCCATATGCATATAAAATGGTTGCGAATATAAAAGAAAAGGGAAACCTTGTTTATTTTGATGTAGAAAAAACTGGTGATTTCCAAGATGAAATAACTATGGAAATTGTTGATAGTGGTATGGATAATGAAGACACTGTTAATAATAACGGAAAGCGAATGTACAAAATTTATGATGAAATACTTTATCAGAAACACAATAACATTTGACTTTACTTTATTTGCTTTATATCAGCTTTGTTATATAAAATGTAAAGTTACACCACTAATCAATTAAAATGCAAATTAAACGAATTTAAACGGTATTTAAAGGGGTATTTGAAATACTCCTTTTACTTTTGCTTAATTTTTTATTTGGAGATGAATATTCATGGCAAAATACAGAAAAAGACCGGTAATTATTGACGCATATCAAACTGACAAAAAAATCGTTATACATACACTTGAAGGTGATATGACAGCAAGTCCCGGTGATTATATTATTACTGGTGTTAATGGTGAAAAATATCCTTGCAAACCTGATATATTTGCAAGGACATATGAACCGGTAGAATAAATTAGGTTATAAGCTCCCGATTTTCGGGGGCTTTTAATATTACTCAAAAATAAATTAAACGGAGGTAAAACTATGGACTTAATGGAAATCCTTAAAGCCTTGTTTGGTGATGAGGCTTTGACATTTGACCAGTTTGCCGAAAAGGTAAACAATGCGGCAGATGTCAAGCTCGGCAACCTTGCAGGCGGTCAGTACATTGAAAAAGAAAAGTATGACGATGTGTCAAAGCAGCTTGAAACCGCAAACGCTAATCTTGAGGGTTATGACCCTGAGTGGCAGACAAAGCTTGCACAGGCACAGGCAGACGGTGAGAAAAAGCTCAATGACTACAAATTTGAGCAGTCGGTTGAATCTGCAATCAATAACGCAGGTGCAGCGGATTTGGTATCTGTCAAGGCTAATCTTGATATGTCGAAGATTGCGCAGGGCGAAGACGGCAAAATCACAGGTCTTGACGAACAGCTTGCAGAGCTTAAAACGAACAAACCTTTTCTTTTCAAGTCTGATGAACCACAGAAAAAGTTAAACCTCGGCGGACCCACGGGCGGTGCGAAAGCAAAGTCCGGCTCTAACATCAAGTCTGCCGTTGAAGATTTTTACAAGAAATAAGGAGGAAAACATATGCCTATTACATTAGCAGAAGCAAGTGTCGGCAGAGCCGACAAGGTCACACAGGAAGTTATCGACACTCTCCGCCGTGGCTCACAGTTTATTGACGAACTCACTTTTGATGACTGCGTATCACCGGGTGTTGGCGGTTCAACAATGACATACGGTTATTTGCAGTTACAGACACCGTCAACCGCTGCCGGCAGAGCAATCAACAGCGAGTACACAGCAAACGAGGCAAAGAGAATTAAGAAAAGTGTTGACCTTAAAATTTTTGGTGGAGCAAGTGAAGTTGACCGTGTGGTACAGGAGGCAACAACAAACGAGATTGCGTTCCAGCTTGAGCAGATGACTCTTGCTACAAGAAACCATTTTCAGAATTGTTGCATCAACGGTTCAAAAACTGACAAAGCAGTTGATTTTGACGGTCTTACAACATTGCTTAAAGGCACAAGCACTGAGTACAATGCAGGCTCTGATAAGACAGTAGTTGACCTTTCAACAACTGCAAATCTTACAAGCAATTATCAGACTATGATTGATATGCTCAACGAGTTTATCGGTGGTATTGACGGCAAGCCAACATTCTTACTCGGTAACAGCAAGCTCATTGCAAAGCTCAAAAGTGTTGCTCAGCGTGCAGGCTATCTTACAAGAGCCGAGGACGCTTTCGGTAAAACTGCTCAGGGTTATGACAATATCATTTTTTACGATATGGGTAACTATTACAACGGTTCTGCCACAGTACCGTGTGTGCCGATTTATGAAACAGGTGCATCAAGCTCGAAGGTAACAGGTCTTACAGATCTTTACGCTGTACAGCTTGGTCTTGATGCTTTCCATGGTGTTTCCCTCAGTGGCTCATCAATCATTAAAACATATATGCCTGACCTCACTGCACCGGGTGCGGTTAAGAAAGCAGAAGTTGAAATGGTTGCAGCTGTTGTACTTAAAAACACAACAAAATGCGGTGTATTTCGTAACATTAAGGTGTCTTGATATGTTTGCAGATTATTCTTATTATACAGATTCTTGGGCAGGTACTTTGATACCTGCTCAGGAGTTTAACAGCTATGCACGCAAAGCTGAACGCTTAATTAACTATATCGTCAACGGCGGTGTTAAGGAGGTTACGGTGCAGGTTCAGAACGCAGTCTGTGCCGCTGCCGAGGCGGGATATGAACTCCGTCAGAGCGTGGCAAATATTCCGCAGGGCATTAAGTCCGAGAGCACAGACGGTTACAGCGTTACATACAAGGACTACAACGCAGATGACCTTGCAGACAGAGAAAAAAGAGCAATGTTTAAAGCTATCAGACAAGAGCTATACAACACAGGCTTGTTGTATCAGGGGATGCGTTGATGTTTACAAATCATACAACAATTACTTTATTTTGCAGTAAGCAAATGGGACGGGAAAAGCTGTTGAGCAAACACACCTTGCGTGATGTAAATTTCCATGGTGCAGACCAGATGCTTGTGTCCGATAAGGAAGTCAAGCGCAGTGAGGAGTACATCATTCGTGTGCCACACTCGGCTCTTGAAAATTATGTTGACAAGGCAACCTACAAGGCAATGCCTGCCGATGAGGCTTACAACTACTTTACGCTCAAGAAAGGCGATTATATCGTCCAAGGCGAGGTTGACTGCGATATATCAAACGCAGCGGATTTAATTAAAAACTATGACGCACTTGAAATTGTTTCTGTGACTGAAAATCTTAATGCGTCTAACTATTCAAAGCACATTAAATTGGTGGTTAAATGATAATTAAACTGCTTTTTAACACTACTGAAACAATGCTTAAAGACCGTGGCTTGCAGGCTGAGGGCAAGGTACAGAAAATTGTTGACAGCGAAGTCCTCCGCCGTTCTGACCCTTATGTGCCTTTTGACACAGGCTATCTTAAAAAGAGTGGCATTACAGGCACTAAGATTGGTAAAGGTGAAGTTATTTACGATGCTGTCTATGCTCACACAAATTACTATATGAATGCCGGCAAAGGCAAAGAAGGTACTTCAAAAGGCGGTTTGCGAGGTAAGTTTTGGTTCGAGCGTATGAAAGCAGACCACTTGGAAGACATTTTGAAAACCGCAAAGGAAAAGTGCGGAGGTAAATAATGGAAACATCAATTATTAAATCATTGTTTAAATGGTTTTGTGACTGTGAAATTCTTGAGGCTGATGCAGAGCTGAATGTTGACTATCTCGGCGAAGATGCAGAGCAGTACAGCATTGAAACTGTACCTTGCAAAACTGTAGTAAAAAGCTACATTGACGGCTCTGCTAAGTGTCAATATCTCTTTATCTTTGCAAGCCGAGAATGTTACAGTCAGGAAAACGGAATAAATATGGCAAACCTTGAGTTTTACGAAAGGCTTGAGGATTGGATTGCAGAACAAAACATAAATCGCAAATTACCTAAGCTCCCTGACGGCTGTACTGCTCAGTCAATCAAGGTTTTGTCATCAGGCTATGTAATGAACAATGATACGAAGACGGCAAGGTATCAAATACAGTGTCGTTTGGAATATACTAAAAATTTGGAGGTAAAAAATGGCTGAAGTAATTAGACAGAGAAGAATGCAGGCAAATTATCTTAACTGCAGTAACGGCAGCAAAGAAAAAGCATTTGCACTTTTGGGTGTCGGTGCAAAAACACTTGATGAAAATCCATCAGCTCAGACTAAGAGCCGTAAGTATGTATGCGATAAATCAGCAACTAAGTCAATCAGCGGATATGATTGGACTACTGCTTTTGATATTGACCAAATTCGTGAGCAGGACGCTATTAACTTTATTGTGAATATCGGTGAAAATCAGCTTGTCGGCGAAGATGCAGAAACCGAGTATGTTATCGTTGACCTTGACCAGAAGGAAGGTTCAACCGGAACTTCATACCACGCACGCAAGCTTAATGTTGCTATCGAGGTTGCATCTTTTACAAATGATGACGGCGAAATGGGCTGCACAGGTAACTTTCTTGGCAAGGGTGACCCCGTCGAGGGTACTTTTGATACATCCACTAAAACATTTACTGCTAAATCTGCTTAAGGAGACATAAACAATGATTATTAATAATGTAACCTTGCCAGACATTGATGTTGCAGATGCACTCGAAATGGAGCGCTTTGAAAAGGCTAACGATAATGTCAGCGACAAAATGAAACAGCTTGACACAAACGGTAAACGCAGATCTGAGCTTATTCGTGCACAGTGCAGTGCGATTTTCGATTTTTTTGACGAAGTTTTTGGAAACGGTACTGCAAAAAAGGTATTCGGTGATTCAGTTAATCTTACTACTTGCATAAACGCTTACGAGTCTGTTATTGTTGCTGTAAATAAGCTTGACAAAGCTGTCGGCGAACAGTACAAGGCTAAACTCGGCAACCGTCAGCAGCGTAGAAATAAGCACAAGAATCATTACAACAACCGTCCAAAGATTGTTAAGTGATGAATATGCTTATTAATTCTGTGCCTGACAGTTTGCATATTGCAGGGGCAGAATATAAAATACATACTGACTTTAGCGTATGGATTGAGTTTGAGAAACTATTATCTGATGAAAGCGAAAACGCTCATAAAACTATTTCAGATATAAAAAATCTGATTTTCTGTGACAAACAACCTCCGCCACGAGCTGACGAAGAAACGGTAAATAAAATTCTTTGGTTTTATCGTTGTGGAAAAGAGCCACAGAACAGCAGTCATACATCAGAAAAAGAGATTTTCAACTATGATTATGATGACGGTTATATATTTTCGGCATTTCTTGAACAGTATCACATTGACCTTGAACAAACAAAGCTCCATTGGTGGAAGTTCCACGCTCTTATGTTGTCATTATCAGACAGCACAGAGTTCGTAAAAATAATGGGTTACAGGTCAATAGAAATCAATTCTAAAATGACAGCTGCTCAAAAATCGTTTTATCAAAAAATGAAAAAGCAATACAAGCTGCCTCTCAAGGAAAAAGTGCAAAAACAAATTTCAAGCATTGAGGACGCACTTATTAACGGAGAAACGATTGACAACCTTTTGTGAAATTTATATAATATTGTTAAAGTTATATTATTTCACGAGGTGGTACTATGAAAAAGGTTTTATGCTTTCTTATCTTGTCATTGCTTGCAATCAACTGCACAGCTTGCTCAAATAATGTAAATAACGATTCAAGTATTTCTTTTACTGATAATTCACAAACAACATCAGCTATTAATAAAACAGTTGAGGAAACTACTCTTGAACCTGAAACAACACAAAGTGATGTTTTATCTACATTAAGTGAAGACGAGCTCGTTCAAAGTATTGTGTCTGATTTTACGATAGAAGGTGTAAAATTTACATATAAAAAATGCAGCGACAATTTATACTTGGTTAATTCAGATAATGGCAAGATTGATATAGATATTGCTCTGCTTAAACTTGATAATAAAATTTCAGTAGATTATATTAATGTAATTTTATCGACTGAAAGTACTGATGATATTTGTTACAAAGCACTTGTAAGAATGTTAAAGTCTGATATTTTCGGTTTAAGTTTACAGGAACAAATGGATATACTTGTTAATTATAAAACAGGTAAGGTATCTTTTGAAAATGGGACTTTATCTATATCAGAAGCTCAAAAAGATAATATTAGAGTAATTGATTTTAATTTTAAATGATGAAAAATAAATCAAAAGTAAAATGCCCCTACTGCGGTTATGAAATGCCACTATACTTTGACAAATCGTCAAGGTATAGGGGCATTTTTATATTGTGCAAAGTCATTACAAAAAGGTGGTGAGTAATTTGGCATATGATGGCTCTATTAAAATTGACACAAAAATAGATACAAACGGCTTTAAGAGCGGTATTGATAAAATAAAATCAATAGCTCAGGCAGGCGTATCTGCGGTTACAACAACGCTTGCTGGCATTACTGCTGCACTTGGTGCAGGAGCAACAGCAGCGGCAACAGTCGGCTCGTCATTTGAGGCGGCTATGTCAAAAGTATCTGCAATCAGCGGTGCAACAGGTGATTCATTGCAAAGTCTGACCGACAAGGCAAAAGAAATGGGTGCAAAAACAAAGTTCTCTGCATCCGAGTCGGCATCTGCTTTACAATATATGGCAATGGCTGGATGGGACACAGAATCAATGCTCAATGGTATTGACGGTATTATGAACCTTGCCGCCGCTGACGGCTTGGACTTAGCAACAACCTCGGATATTGTAACAGACGCACTTACAGCGTTTAACCTTAAAGCCTCAGACAGTACACACTTTGCAGATGTACTTGCCAAAGCCTCAAGCTCTGCAAATACTAATGTATCTATGCTTGGTGAGAGCTTTAAGTATGTAGCCCCTCTCGCCGGCACAATGGGCTACTCTGTCGAAGATGTTTCCCTTGCCCTCGGTCTTATGGCTAACGCAAGCGTTAAAGGTAGTATTGCAGGAACAAGCCTTAAAACGGCTCTTTCTAACCTTGCCTCGCCTACCGAGGATATGGCTAATGTTATGACACAGTATGGCATATCTATCTCCGATGCCGAGGGTAACGCTTTGCCTCTTATAGATGTAATGAAACAGCTTAGGGAAAAGTTTAGCGGATTAAGCGAAACCGAACAGGCTGCAACCGCAAGTACACTTTTCGGCAAAGAGGCAATGAGCGGTATGCTTGCAATCATAAATGCAAGCGACTCTGACTTTGATAATCTTACGCAGAACATCAACAATGCTGACGGTGCGGCTAAGACAATGGCTGATACTATGCAGGATAACCTGCAAGGTCAAATTACTATTCTTAAATCAGGACTTGAGGGCTTAGGCATTGAAATTTATGAGGGTATGTCAGAACCCTTGCAAGAAGCAGCTGTCGAGGCACAAAACTATGTAAACCGCTTGACTGAGGCTTTCAAAAACGGCGGACTGTCGGAAATGATTGAAGAGGCAGGCTCTATTTTTGGAGAGCTTGCAGTAAAAGCGGCTGAGGCTGCACCTGAAATGCTGAATGCCGCTGTTGACTTTTTGCAGGCTTTTGTTGACGGTATAGCAAACAATGCCGATAAACTTGCAAAGTCTGCTGTTAATATAATTCAGACTTTAATAACAAGCGTTATCGAACACGCACCTGACTTAATCAAAGCCGCAAAGGTTATTGTTTCGGAACTCGTTGATAATCTTAATAAGCTGTTGCCCAAAGAGCTGCAAAAGCCTGTTAAAGAGGCTGTAAATACTATTAAAAAATCTTTTGAAAATGGCGGTCTGAAAAAGACTATTGAAAGTGTGAAGAACATTGTAGTCAACTTAGGCAAAGCATTTACAAATGTTGCAAAAGTAGTGTTACCGCCGTTGTCTAAAGCAATAGACTTACTTGCTGATAATTCTGATGCACTATTAGGCATAATAACTTCTGTTTATGTAGCTTTTAAATCTTATTCTATAATATCTACAGTTACAGCTTTACTTACAACACATACAGCTGCAGTAACTGCTGAAAGTCTTGCAGAAGCTGCATCACTTAATACAATAACTTTAAAGCAAATAGCAGTAGGAGCACTGACAGGTGAAATAACTCTTGCTACTGCGGCTCAGTATGCGTGGAATTTAGCTATGAATCTGAATCCAATAGGTATAGTAATTACTGCTGTAGCGGCTCTTGCGGCAGGAATAGCAGCTTTGAATTTATGTGTTGAACAAGAGACATCATCGGAAGAAATGCTTGCAGAATCATATGAAGGAATAGCTGAAGCTTATGCTAATGTTGCTGATGGTGCAACTAATTATATTAACAGCCTTTCGCAGTCCGGAGATGCACTCGAAGGATTTAATGACGCTATCATTATTTCAAATGAAAGACAGTCTGAATTAACTCAAAAAATGGATGAAGTACAGACTGAAATTACGGAAATAGCTCGACACGCCAAAGAAGAACGAACAAGTCTGACTGAGGAAGAAATTCAAAGACTTGATGATTTATTCGCAAAGCAAAAGGAGCTTGCAGATGAACAGCTAAAGGTTCAGGAAGCTTATCAGGGTGTTGTTAAGGATATGGCTAAAGATTTAGCAGAAAATCATGATTTATCACTTGAAGAATATGAGGCTTACTCAAGTGAATATACCGCAACAGCAGAACAAACGAGAGATGACACTGTTAAAGCGGCTGAACAACAAAAAATCAATTGGCTTGCAGAAAAAAGAGCTTTAATTGGTACTGATGAGCAATATACGGATGAATGGTATAACCAACAGCGAGAAGCCGCCAACAAAGACTATGATGCTGCAGTTGCCGAAGCTAATACACTTTGTTCCGAAACTCTCAAAATTTTACAAGATGGCTATAAAGATAGAGCTGATGGTTTAAAAACTTATTCCGAAAATCAAAAAAAGTATAATGAAGATATTGCAAGAGAAAACAAAAGAAGTAACGACAACCTTGTAGCACTTGAGCAAGCTAAGCAGGCTGAAATTAAAAAAGAATATGATTCAGGCGGTTGCGATACATTACTTATTGAACAAAAATATGACCAATTAATTGCAAATGAGTATTCGCAACATAATAAAAAATTGGCTGATATAAACGATAAATTCACAAAATCATTTGATACAAATCAACGGGAACAGCTTTCAACTTGGTTAGCTATGCTATCCCAAACAGAACTATACGGCGGTAAAATCTCAGATGAAGATAAAAAAGTTGTTGAAGATATTATTAACAATTATGACCAATTGCCTCCTGAATGCCAAGAGACTATGGATGAAGCTATGCAGGGAATGATTAACGGAATAAAAGAAAGATCACCTGAGCTATATGCAAGTGCTTCATCGGTCGCTGATAATATTCTTGCAATTTTCAAAAAGAAGTGGGATATACACTCTCCGTCCAAAGTGTTCCGCAAAATTTTCAAGTACACTCTTGAGGGCGGCGAAAACGGACTTAAAGACGAAGCGCCGAAGCTGTATAAGCAAGCTGATGATGTGGCGTCAACATTTACCAAACGCTTGAAATCGGGTATATCAGCTGACAGTTTAGTATCAAAAATGCGTGCTGCCGTAGCAGAAGGTAAAAACTTTGTAGCAGAACAGCTCACTGCTAATGTAGTGCATACAGTTGATATGCAAAATGCTGATAAACAAAAAGTAGTGCTACAAGGCAACATAGTAAATCATCTTGAGGTTGACGGCAGAGAATTCGCCGTTGCGACTGCTCCGTATATGTCAGAAGAATTAGCTTGGGAGGGTAATGATTTATGACAGAAATGACAGTTAATAACATTGATATTTCTAATTACAGTGCAAGACTACTTAGCTATTCTGTAAGCGGTACTACGCTTACAAATAATGTTTCAGCTAATAATGATCTTGTCAAAATGCCTGCACTGTATTCTACCGAATACGGAACGAGAACTCTGACTGTTACTCTTACATTTTTCCCTCGCTTGGACGGATGTTCATCAAAAAACACTGACATTATTGACAGATATACGGTAGCAACAGATAACATAGCTAAGTTTGAGGCTGAAATAATCGGAAAAACAGTTGAGATAGCTTTGCCGGACGGATACATATACACTTCAATTGTTACTTCAATTTCCGCTGCTACATTTGACAGCAGCGGAGAACACGATGTAACTTATACATTTAACGCCGTAAGGCATAAGCCGACTGTAACCGCAAATGTTGCTCCGAATGGTAAAGTTTATTGTCAATCAACTACTCCTTGCAAATACAAGCTTATTGTTACCTTGCCGGAACAAAGCTCGTTAATTACAGTGTGTGGAATTGTTGTTATTAATATTGCCGCAAACACTCCTTTAGTAATTGACGGCGAGCTTGGTTTAATTACGCTTGGCGGAGTCAATAAGTACCTTGACAGCACTTTAATTGAATTTCCAGTCTTGTATCCGGGTGAAAATATAATCACTTGCACTAACTCTCAAGCAAAAATTCAGGTTGTTTATACACCTGTTTTTGTGTGATTTAAGAGGTGTTCAAATGGTATTAAAAATATTTTACAACAATGATGTAAAGCTGTTTACAGATATTGATAGCACCTTTTGCGTTACAAAATCCTACGGCGGTATGATGAGCCTGCAATTTGACATATCGCCTAAGCACAGCTTGTATAAATATTTTGCTTTGGACGGTGAGGTTGAATACGATAATCAGAGATATTTGATTAAAAGTATTAACGAACGCAAAACAGTTTCAACGATTGTCTGCGAGCTTAATCTTGACGATCTTAAAGCTGACATGTTTACAAGCTTTAACAGGACTACAGAGAGTTTCCACAACATATGCACTGAAATACTTTCCAACACCGACTGGACAGTTAAAAATGATACCCTTGTAAGCAAGCGTTGCAGCTTCGAGCTTAGCGATGTAACTGCGCTTGATATTTTAAACCAATGTACCAATTCCACAAGCTACTGTAATGTGTATGAGTACAATACAAAGCAAAAAACGATAACTCTTATAAAGCCCGAAAACAATACTGAGCCTAAGGGAGTATATTTTACCGACGAATTAAATCTTACAGACTTAAACTTCAAAGGCAACTCATCTGGATTGGTCACAAGACTGTATGCATACGGCAAAGACGGCTTATCAATAGCAAGCGTTAATAACGGCTGTGAGTACATTGAAAATCACAGTTATACAGCCAAGGTAATCAGTTATGTTTGGCGTGATGAACGCTACACTAACGCTCAGTCGCTATATGATGCTGCAGTTGTAAAGCTTGCAAATATGGCTGAACCCGAGCAGTCTTATACTTGTAAGGTTATTGACCTCGCTAAAATACAGCCGGATATTTACAAAGATATACTTTCATACAGTCTGTATGATGTTGCAACTCTCGTTGATCGCAACCGAAACAGAAGCCAAAACTATCGTATTGTTGAAACCAAAGAATATCCTGCAAAGCTTATTTTAAATACTGTTACTCTTTCATCTATTCCTGCAAAAATCACAGGCAAATTAACAACGATAAATAATCGTATTACAGAGCTTAATGCTCAGCAGCTACACGATAGAACTAAAGTAAATGAAATCAAGCAAGATTTAGACACCACAGTTCTCCATGTGTCGGAATCCTGGGCAAGCTCAGTCAATGAATCATTATTCACTCAGACCGCAGAGGGACTTTTTCTGGAAGTCAATAAAGTGGTTGGCACTAATCGTTTGAGTACGCTTTTACAGCAATCGGCGGAAGATGTGAGGATTGCATGGAATAATATCTCGGAATACATAAAGTTTGAAAATGCACAGCTTAATGTATATAACCTCGGAGATAAAAAGCTGATGTCACTTAATCAGTATGGACAAGACTTTTATTACAATGATAATGAAGTCGGCTCGATTGGTACAAACTCATATTTAAACGATGACAGCAAACGAGGCTTAGCTTTTGACCTCAATTCAAATAGTGCGTATATGACATGGGCATATATGAGTTCTAACGATGCAGAAGCATTCACTATGAAACTAACATATACTGCTCAAAAGCTTTCTGACGATTACGAAAAAGACCAACTTCATACCGGGTGTGATCTTAATTTACATAACAATTATTTACGCAAAGCAGTTTTGAGCGATTGGAAATTTGAGGGCGGTTCTATTAGCGGAACTTTTAAAGGTTACTATGTTACATCGTTCAGAAGTGACGGTACAGCAAATACATGGAAAGAATTTACGCTGACATTCAAAAACGGAATTTTACAAAAAGCAACTTGGTAGGAGGTTATTATGAAATTTATCACAGAAGAAAAAACAGTTTGTGAAAACGATAAGGATAAAGCTCCTGCTGAATCCGAAGTCATTTTTGCAGAAGAAACAGGAGGCAATGATGAACATACAGCATTACAAACTTAATTTAGACCTGCTCAAAAATACATCAACTCCGGTTTTATACAGTCATCAATTAGACAAAAAATCAAGATTTATTGATGTAACACTTACAGCTAATGATGCAGAAGTTACCCTTGACAGTACAATGACTGCTGTTCTTAACGCTGTAACTAATAATGTTATAGTTGCAGAGTCTCAAAATTGCACAATATCAGATAATGTAATCGTTGTTGAGCTTACCGATAAAGTCTTATCTTTGCCGGGCGTGACTAAATGTGAGGTTGTGCTGTCTGACAGCAGCGGAGCTGTTATTACAGCACAGCATTTTATTGTTAAAATCACTGAAAAAGCTATTAATGATAAATCAAAATTTGAACCAACAGGCTCGAATTTAGCAACAGAAGCTGCAGTTGCTAAAGCAAAAGCAGAAGCTATCGAATACTTCGAAACAGAGCTTACAGACATTGACGAAACAGTGACAATGAAGATTAATCTTAAAGCTGATAAGGCGGATACTCTTGCCGGTTACGGAATTACCGATGCTTATGATAAAACATATATAAACAGATCGTTAAACCTTAAGCTCGACAAAATGCCATTTGATACCGCACCTAAAGAAAATAGTCCTAACTATATCACAAGCGGTACCTTATATAACAGTGTTAATACTCTTAATCAAAGTATTGCAAAAAAATATGATAGCTCAAATATTGAGATCGGTACAGGAGAATTATCTCCGGCTCAAGCAATTTATGAGGGCTGTGCTGGAAGATTCGATTATGTGAAAAACGGCAATGTAGCTACAGTGTCAGTAAACATTACAAAACTTATTGCTAATAGAACGTATATTCAGTTGTCAGGCTTGCCTTTCCCAATAAAAGACGAAAGCAGTTTATCGAGTATTGCTGTATTCTCAACCACAAGTAAGTTGAGAAATATCCGTATTAAGGGATCATGGGTTTACATCACCTCACAAACGGATAAATTTACAGAGGATGAGATGATCAATTTTACAGTTACATATATCAGAAAGTAGGAGGTAACCATATGGAATTTAAAGAAAAAATTACGCTTGATATGCTTACAAAGGATAGTGTGAGTGTGTTAAGACAGAAGTTTATAACCCTTAACGGCGAAGATGTGCAGGTCGGCGGCAATGTTCGCAACGCTTACACAAACTGTGATGAGGATAAGTCAATCTTAAAAGAACAGCTTTCGGAAGAATATTATAATGCGGTTATGGCAGTATGGGAGGTATAAATATGTCGTATAAATTTAAAGAAATATGGTGCAATAAAGGTAATTTCACAGAGAGCAACAGAAAATCTTCTGAAATTGATACACTTGTTATTCATTACACCGGCAACAACGGCGACACAGCAGAAAACAACGGTAACTACTTTAAGAATAATGTAGTTGAAACATCTGCACATTATTTTGTTGATGATACAATTGTTGTTCGCTCGGTTGCTGACAAAAATATTGCTTGGCATGCAGGCGACTGGGATATTAATTGCCGTTCAATCGGAATTGAAATTGCAGGTTCAACAACAGAATGCACAGGCAAGACACTTGAAAATGTAATCTTACTTGCTCAACGACTTATGAAAAAGTATAACATCAAAAAAGACAAAGTAATTCGCCATTATGATGCTAACGGTAAAATCTGCCCGGGCTTCTGGTGCGGTTCATCAGCAAAGGACAAGCTGTGGAAGGAACAGTTTTTAAATAAACTTGAGAGTAACTCTGAAAGCAAAGAGGAATCAAAAGTTGAAAAAGATGATAAACCTACGATTGAATATTGCGTATTTGCAGGCGGTAAGTGGTTACCAACTGTAAAAGGTTTATCAGACTTCGCAGGCATTGCCAGCGAGGCAATCAGCGGTCTTGCAATCAAAGTAACAAAAGGTAAGATTAAGTACAGAGTGCATATTAAAGGCGGTAACAGGCTTAGCTGGGTTACAGGTTTTAATCTTAATGATGATGTAAACGGCTATGCCGGTATTCTCGGAATGGATATTGATGCTGTACAGATTTATTATACAACTCCTGCTGATGTTAAGTCCGCACACGGCAGCTACTATAAGGCTACATACAGAGTTTCTGCAGTTAATGAAGACTATTACGATTGGCAGCACGATGACGAAAAAGACAGTAAGCAGGACGGCTACGCAGGAACAAAGGGCAAGGCTATTGACCGTATTGAGCTTACTTTAACTTGATTTGGAGGTAAAATTATGAAATACAATTTTAAAAAATGGATAAAAGCTGCTGCCGTGCGTGCTATTAAGACTGTTGCTCAAACAGCTATTGCAACCATTGGCACAACAGCGGTGATCAGAGAAGTCGATTGGGTTATGGTTGCCTCAGCAAGTGCATTGGCAGGTATTTTATCAATTCTTACCAGTGTTGCAGGCTTGCCGGAGGTCGAGAGCAAATAAATTATTTTTCCCTTCATAATAATGCCCCAAACATTAATATTATGGAGGTACAAAATGAAAAGTTTTATAGGCTGGATAGGTGGTAAAAGTCACATCAAAAATCAAATAATTTCTCTTATTCCTGCTGAGTGCGAGCGTTACATAGAGGTATGCGGCGGAGCAGGCTGGGTGCTTTTTGGAAAAAATAAAATCAAAGGTCAAATGGAAGTGTTCAATGATATTGACGGTGATTTGATTAATCTTTATCGTCAAATTAAGTATAATTGTTCACAATTGCAGTCTGAAATTGACTGGCTTCAATCCCGTGAATTATTTAATCAGTATCGCTATGAGATTGAAAATAAAATTGAGCTGTCTGACTTACAGAGAGCAGCCCGGTACTTATATCTTATAAAGTGCAGCTTTGGCAGTAATCGCAACTCATTTGCGACAGCTACTAAATCAATCAACAATATTATCGATGAGCTACCTGCATACAAAGAAAGACTTAAAAATGTTATAATTGAAAACAGGGATTTTGAATCACTTATTAAAACATATGACCGTGAAAAAGCTGTGTTCTATATAGATCCACCATATGTAGCCTCAGAACATTATTATAATCGAAATTACAGCAGCTTTAATAAAGATGACCATATCCGTTTAAATGCTGTTTTAAATGCGGTCAAAGGGCGTTTTATACTATCTTATAATGATTGTGATTTTATCAGAAATCTTTACAAAGATTATAAAATTCAGAGCATAAGCAGATATAACCTCCTTCCAGTTACAGCTTCAAACCGAGAAGAGTTTAAGGAAATTATTATTACAAATTACTAAAACAGTAATTTTATTACAAAATGATGAAAATAATAACGCAATCAGGTATTATATTTCATGGGGCGTTATTATGATTAAAATCCATTTATCTGCAATACTTGGAAAATATCGGATGACACAAGCCGAGCTTGCCAGGAAATCAGGAATAAGACCTGCTACTATCTGCGATATTTATAATGAAATGTGCGATAGAATTAATCTTGAGCATTTGGATAGAATATGCGAGGTTTTGGACTGCAATATTGCCGATTTACTCGAATATAAGCCAAATAAGATTAAAAAAACAGGTAAAGACCTTATTGTAGAAGCAAATGGAAACAGAAAAATGAATAAAAAATGAAAATACCCACGCAGATTTGGATTTTCTGCGTGGGTATTTTTTTGCAACATTATACATTTTTACAAAAACGCACTTTTTGTATTTTATGCGAAAACTTTTCTCGTTTTGTGCGAAAAGCAACAACAACAGCAATGTTGTGTGCAAGTGTATACTCATCTCCTGTATTGAATAAAGGTGTTGCAATCACATTTAACGGTACAGAAAATGCACTCCAAGAGTTTTTAAGCCAAATAAACGGTCTTAGTGTTGTGTTTGACGAACTCGGTTCTTCAACAATCACTAATCTTGAAAGACTTATGTACAACTTTTGTTTAGGCAGAAGTAAACTAAGACTGAATGGCGATGCTTCACTTCAGGAAGTCAAAGAATTTTCTTCAGTTATTTTCACTACATCAGAAATAAGCTTTGTAAGCGAAAAATCTATGGACGGCATAAAAACCCGTGTATTTCAGATTGAAGATACGCTTACAAAAAATGCAGAGAATTCTGACAACATCAAAAGTATTGCAATGGCAAACTATGGTGTTGCAGGAAATAAGTATCTGCAAATGCTTGTTGACAAAGGTCAGGAAGAAATTGAATCTGACTATCAGAAATACAAAAATATTATTCTTGAAAAGAATAAAGATATTGATGATAAGTGGAAGTCAGAACACTCAAATATAATGAGTGAAAGCTCCTTGGCTTGTTTTGAGCAGAGAAAAAGATTGACAGACAGAATATTATCAAAACTTGCAATTGTTGTTCAAGCAACAGCATATGCAAAGGAATTGTTCAATTTCAATATTGAAATATCTGATATGATAGATTATTCCCTCAATCTTACAAGCAAGATAGAGTCCACTCAGACACCCGAGGATGAACTGATGACAATAGTTCACGAAGATTTTGTCAAGAATATAAAAAAGTACAATATGAATTATCCATTTGCTTTAAAAGTATTTGACAAGAGAAAAGCAGAAGCGATTGACTATGACTCGCTCAATAGCGGTTATGTCAGACTGGTAAGACTTAGTGCAAGCGACAATCACTATGAAATATGCGTAGCTAAAAACTACTTTGAGCAAATGATGAAGAATAACGGAATAGTTGATTTCCGCAAAAGACTTAAAAATCTGAGAGCAACAGGTGTACTCATTGCAGAAAAAGACAGACTTGTCGCAAGAGAGAAAATCATAGAAATCATTGACCTGAAAGTATATATTTTCAGATTTCAGTTTAATGACAAGATGATGTCACTTCACAATGCTTATGAAGAAATGTACTTTGACAAAATAGAAAACTCCGATAATAAAGACTTTCTGTCAGATGATGAAGTACAAAATATAGAAGAATGTCTTGGAGGTGAATGATTATGCCAACTTTTGATTTTATACCAAAGAAAAAATATGAATATATTGATGACGGTACCTACACAGGTATTCTTGACGATATATATTTCAGTCCCGATTGCCGTAACTGCTGGTTCACAATAAAGGTAGATTCAATAGAAAACGGCTATTTTAACTGTATGTTCTCTAATATGGATATAGTTTTAAATAACTTCTGTTGTGAGTATGTAGATGATAATAACTGTTTTTGCAGTGATAATGTACTCGGCAAAAAAATTGAATTTTCTGTAAGTCAAAGAAAATACGGCAACAAATCTTTTTCAAAAATAACAGCAATAAAAGTTATTTCCGATAAAGAATAATATTTTTAAAAATTAAATAAAAAATCCCTGCTTGCAGTATTATCTGCAAAAAATAATCATCAGATTTTATTAGATAAATGATTATTAGTGGTTTGGTATAAGAGTTGTGTAATACGGGATACAAAAGCCAAGCATATAGAGTTTTACTCTATTTTAATCTCTTGATATAAAAATATTAGGAGGTTTTAGTATGAAAGAAACATTAGTGTGTTGCAGTATACTCCAAAATCTTTTGCTTAAGCAGGATTATGACAAGAGTATAGATAAAACTGAACATACAGATAATTGCATTTCTTCTGATTTCTACAATGCTTTAGTAGATTTACTGATAGAAATGGTTGATATAGATATAAAATAAATCATAAATTTTGAAAATCATCTGTGCAGTTGCTTTTCAGTGACTGCACTTTATTAAATTTTAAATATATATTATATACTTGAATAATACTTTAGGAGTGATAATAATGAATGAAACAATAAAAGTAGTCGGATATGCACGATTTTCTTCTTCAATGCAAAGAGAGGAGTCCATAACAGCTCAAAAAAGATATATGATGATGTATGCTAAAAGAAACATTATGGAAGTTATTGATTGGTATTGTGATGAAGCAAAATCAGCAAAAACAGTCAACAGACCTGAATTTCAGAGAATGATAAATGACGCAAAGAACAATCCTGAATTTAAGGCGGTATTGGTACATAAAACAGACAGATTTTCAAGAAATTTGAGTGACAGTATTCAATATAAAAAAATTCTTGAAGAATACGGTGTGCAAGTCATATTTGTTAATGAGCGTTTTGAAAATAATCCTGAAAGTCATTTGTTATATCACATAATGGGTTCGGTCAATCAGTTCTACAATGAAAATCTTGCAAGAGAAGTAATGAAAGGACTGAAAGAAAATGCCTATCAATGCAAATTTACTGGTGGCAGACCGCCATTAGGATATGATGTTGACAAAGACCTTAAACTTGTCATAAACGAAAAGGAAGCCGAAGCAGTTCGATTGATATTTGAAATGTCTGCCGAAGGATACGGCTGGAGAAACAATAGACAAGCTTAATATTCTCGGATACAAAACTAAAAAAGGATTGCCTTTTGTCAAAAACAGTCTGTATGAAATACTGAGAAATGAAAAATACAAAGGTACATACATCTTCAACCGCAGTTGTTCAGCAAACAGTCTGAATAAAAGGAACAATCACAGAAGAAAGCCTGAAGAAGAAATAATAAGGATTGAAAACGGCTGTCCTACTATTGTTTCGTCAGGATTGTGGCACAGAGCAAATGCAGTCAAAAAAGCAACTCGAAGCAGTTATACAAATGCAAAAAATACATATCTGCTAACAGGTCTTATACATTGCGGAGAATGTGGTGGCAAATTTCACGGAAATGTTCGCTACAACAAAAATAACACAAATCTGGTATATAGATGTAGTTCCAAGAAAAATAAAAGAAAATGCGAATCAAAAGAAATAAGGTGCGAATATCTTGACAGCTTTGTTATTGATAAGTTTGTTGAATTCTTCTTTAATGATGATAATATAAAAGTAATAACAAAGCAACTCAATGAGCAATACAACAAATCCTGTATATCGGATTTGGAATACAACGAAGCAAAATCAACCTTAAAAATTCTTGAAAAGAGCAGAAACAATCTTGTTGAAGCAATAGCCAAAACAGGCATAAATGACATAATGTCAGACAAAATCAAAGAGTATGAAGAACAAATCAAAAAGACTGCCGAGTTCATTCAAAAGTATGAAAAGCAAAAAATTGACAGAGTAATAACAGAAGATGAAGTCAGAGAACAAATCAATCATCTCAAAGATTACTTTTACAACCCTAAGAATTTAATAAGAACAAAGTATGTTCTTTCTCAATATATAGACAGAATTGACATCTCAAATGAAAATGTTCAGGTGCAATTCAAAGTATCAATGTCCCCATCAGGTAATACTGATGGGGATTTTTTTTGTGTTCATACTGAAACTATAAAGAGAAAATATCTTTTTGATTATGTCTGCGAAAAGGTTGATTTTGAGCAATGGAACATAGAAAAACTAAACAAATCAGAATCGGAACATAGAAAAGGAGCATAGAAAAAGTGACTTATTTGGTGGACACTGACCGTATGCATACTCACACCGCTAAAAAATCCGATTGGAATGGGAGTTTTTGGGTATATGGTGGGTTATTCTGTGTACGGTTATATGATTTATATTGTGTTGTTTTATACTTCATAAATGATTCTTGTTTTGCCTTAAAAACTGCATAAATATTGGAATAATTGTATAATAAAAAAGTCACGACTGCATATGCAATCGTGACTATAATGGTGGAGATGAGGGGAATCGAACCCCTGTCCGAAAAGTATTTGCCAAGGCTTTCTACGAGCGTAGTTGTCGTTTTAAAATTCCCTTACCGCAGCACCCGACAACGGGTTATACGGCTCGGTAGCTTCTAATGTGTGACACAGCCCGAAGCATTGCTGTATTCACATTTACCACTAATCGACGCCCCTTACACAGCCGTGGTACTCTGTGCAGGAACGAGCAGCTTACGCTGCTAATCTAACTGTAGTTTTGTCAGTTATTTTAAAAGTTGCGGATTTTATAGTGGCTCTCCGCACCACTGCTCGCTTACCGAGGTTCACGCTCCCCGTCGAAGCCTTTACATCCCCGGATATAAACAAAGTTTAGCCTGTTTTAGGACTATCATTATACTATATATAACAAGCATTGTCAATCACTTTTTGTCATATATGCTAAATTATCAAATTTTATTTAAAGACTGACAAAATGAGCCGCACAAATTAATGTACGGCTCTTTGTTATTATTTGCTGTGCTTATCTTTTTTCTTTTTTATATGAATTTCGGGAACTGCCACTGTATCATAAATAACAGATTCGTCGGCATTAGGTTTTTCGCTTGATATTTGCTTTACCTTACCTGTGTGAATTTCAGGAAAAGCAAGGTTTTCGGTTTCTACAAAATATTTATCCTTATCCTTCAT